CCGTCATCCTGTTCTATCTTATCAAAAACTAGAATCTCCCCCTGACGTTCTCCTGCTAAATACTGAAAAAACCTTTGATTTGCCATTTATTTTATATTTAAAGGATTAAAAATTAATCCTGTATTTTAATCTCTTTAACTTTTACTTCCTTAACCTCAACATTATAAGGAGACGAAGTTTTTATATTGTTCTCTATATTCTTGCATCCAACCGGCGTACCAACCTTCTTCGGACCAACCGATATAGTCATCCCTAAATGCTGAAAGAACCTCTTCAAAATGTTTGACATAATCTCCTTTGCTTAAAAAGTCCATTCTCATAATGGGCATAACAAATGTATGTTTTGTACCCTTTACCCGCCAAAAATAAGATGAGACCCCTCCATATAATGCAGAGCCATACTCTACAAATAACGGCGAGATCCACCCATCTGGTTTAATCTCAACAACCTTTAAATCATTTATTTCATCAAAGTTGTAATTGTGTGGCATTCTTTTAAATTTTAGCGGATTCAGCTTCTGCATCTGCTTCAGAAGGAGGTCCTTCATTTTTCTTTGCTGAACTAGGATTTAAAGATGCTGAAAGTTTTCTTACTCCAAGTAATGCAGCAGATAATAATCCAAGTTGCAAAATCTTATCAAAGATTTCTAGAACATCTGGTTTTCCTACCCACCATCCAACAAATACGGTAATAACTCCTACAATAGTAGCCAATCCCATTAGAACCCCAATAAATCCTGAACCCGATGTTTTTCCAGTTGAATTATTAAATGTTTCTGAAAAAATAAATTTTGATTTATTATATCCCATACCCATAATTAGTGATTTTAGTTGGTTACAATGTATTTATCCAACTAAAATCACCAGGGGCTTCCTTACTTTATGATTGAAACTATCTTGGTTAGGGTTATCTGTGCAATCTCGAAATCGAATCCCTGAAGTTCCTTAGTCATTTTAGCTTCAACATCAGTTGGGGAAATGCCTTCAACGATATATTCGTCTCTCCGACTTTTCATCTTTCCGTTTCCACCTTCATACTCTGTCTTTACGATACACTTGTAATAAGAATTTTCGCTCATGTTTTTAATTTTAAATATTAATAATTAATTTACTTATTTAATCCTAGATAATCAATTTCTTGCTGGGATAATTTTGCCCTGATTTTTCTATCCATTTCTTCTTTGAATTTTTTCTCCTCATCTACAAATTTAGCAGGAACTTTAGCAACCTCATGTAAAAACCCATTTTCATCTTCAAAAAATTCAGTTGCTTCAATCTCTCCTTTAGATCCATACCAACCTGCTTCTTTGCATTCAATAGAAGCTATATTCCAATCTTTAAAAGGTCCTTTAAGTCTAGATGAACTCCTCTCATCTACAGATCCGAAAACATAATATCCTCGGACATGTTTCAAAGTTACTACTTCTTCCATAATTTAATTTAAATCCGGTTCTTTATCATCTTTATTACCAGGCTTAACAGCTCTTACCTCTGAAGGTAATACATTGTTTGTATCAAAAGCAGAAGGAACCCCTCCACAATTTTCACAAACTATAACAGGCATTGGAGCAACTTCTTCTTTCCCGCTAGGAGAAATTAAAGCAGATATTTTCTTAAAGAAAAGTTTTTCTGAAAAAAGCATACCTCCACAATCACAAACAATATTCTTAGAGTTTCTAAGCATATCAGGAGTTATTTGCGGTCTACCCATTTGTTGGGAAGCTCCTACTGCCGCTTTTGCTTTCATTTCATTTGGATTCATAATCTATTTTAATTTTTAATTTAATTCTTTAAATAAGGGGAGAGAAATTCTCTCCCCTAATAACCTTGTTCGAGCAACTGTCGTCACGTTAGCACCTAGGATTTTCGGTGTCTCTACCACAGACATACTCTCGGAAGCTATTGCAGTCCTTTCCTACCCTTTGTCTATCAGCCGGCATCCCCCATACTTCCAATCTGCACACCTACTCATATGGGTTGAGGCTTCGATTCTCGAACTTACAGACGTATTTTAATGAACTTCTTTATCTTTACATATACTTGAAAAAGATCCAAGAGGACCGGCAATCTCAAGATAGGATACATAATACTTTTCAGGATCCATAGAGAATTTATTTGCCTCCCCTTTAACTATCTTAATATAATAGCCTTTAGTGATATACATATTCCATTTTACCGAAAGAATCTCATCTCTTGTAACTCTAGATGCATCTTTCAGAAAATAAGGTTTAAGTCTCTCTTCAAAGATCTTATCTTTTACCATTAATGGATGAAATTCCCCACTACCTAATCCCTCTCCCGTTAAATCGGATTCAACTGTAAATATATAAAATTCAGATAACTTACGAATATCCGAAATCCTTAAATCCGTATGGGTCCAATCTTTTGCTTCTTCGTACATGATTTCTAATTATTAAAAAGTTTATTTATTCTTTTGAAGCTCCTCCATTTGTTTATCAAGTTCTTCTTCAGATAAATTAAAAGTACCAAGATTCATAGAATCCGCTCCAACACGATAGCTGGCAGTATAGTTAGACATTCCTTTCATAGACCTCTTGAGATCCATTTTAGAAGTATTAACTGTATTCATAAATCCAATAGAACTTCCTCCTGACCAAGCATCAATGTCCGCACCAAGGAATAAAAATTCCCATTTATACTTATCAGTTTGGTGCTTAACCATTTCAAATACTTTTTCCTGAGAATATTCTTTTGAAGAGTTTTCTTCGCCATCTGTTAATACAGCGAACATAACTTTCTCTGGCCTTTGATCCTCTGGAGTGTTTTTAAGTCTATTACCAACCTGATCTATAGTTTTCCCAACTGCATCTCGTAGAGCAGTAGAAAATGAGGGGGTATAATTGCTTTCATTTAAAGATGCAACATGAGCTAATTCAGTTCCATCATTAACAATTTTGTAATAATCAGAAAATTTAACAAATGTAAATTTTACATCTCCTTTAACTTTCTTTTGATTTTCAATAAATTCATTAAATCCACCAATAGTATCAGATTTAGCAGATCCCATTGATCCCGATTCATCTAAAACAAATATTATTTCAGTCAGATTTTTTTTCATATTTTTATTTTATTTTAATTATTAGATATTTTTAATTATAGAATGTCTGTGATTTTCTTTCCATTCATTAAATTTCTTTTCAGCATTAGCTTCTCCGTATTTTTCAATCCATACTTCTTTTAAGGATTTCCCAAACATTGGATTATTTTTTCCAGAAATTGATAATTTTATCTTATCCCTGGATTCTTCAGAATGCATATAACCCTTATGAGATTGATTCCCCTTATTAGCTTTACTTATTTTCAGCCTAGTGGAATCCTTTATAATTTTTCCAATAGAGGATTCCTTTATATTTTTTTTATGTTCTTCAGTAAATGGAATTCTTTTTTTTCCAATTTTTAATTCAGACATTTTTTTCTTTGTTTCTTCAGAAACGCTACCGGTCATATAATGACCTCCTTTTGGACTTATATTATATCCATTTGGGGACAATGAATTATATTCATTTATCCACTTATATTGAGATTTAAAAGCTTCTTCCTTATTGTCAAAAAACTCTAGAATTTTTCTTTTAAAATTTTCCTTTCCATATTTTTTAATAGCATTAGAAATTCTTATCCCACTTCCCAAATACCCATCTTCTAATTTATTTGTAGAATGATCCCCTATATATTTTTTGCCATCTACTAAATTGATAGTTACATAAACAAAATGATATTTCTTTTTTATTATCATTTATTTTTTCTCTTTTTCTTCAATAGATTCAATGAGATATTTGGTAAAACCGGATCTTTTCCTTTAGGGGGCGATCCTATTTTGTATCCTTCCTTATCATCATTTGTCCAAGTTCTTTGTTCATATTTCTCTTTCATATCATTAAAATTATGTTAATCATTATTTATATGGAAAAATCCTAACGAAGTTTTAACTAGATTTTCCCAAATGCGTTAAATAATCCTGGATGAGTCCTCTTCTGTATAAAGTTTCATTCTCCCTTATCTTTGAAATTTTTAGAGGATTCTTTTTCCTATCGATTATTTCATCTGGAATGAGTCCTCTGAATTCGTCTTTCAGAATCTTCTTGTGAGTTCTTTCACTAAAGGGAAGAGCTAATGCTCGTTTAATAATGTCATGAGACAGAAAAGGATTTCTGCACTCTATTGTAAAGTGCATAGACATCCTATCAATTCTTATGAGATGATAGAAGGGAAGTTCTTGAAATACATCAGATTTTTGTGAATCATATTCACTTATTCTTCTGTATCCCCCAAAAAGCTCATCTGCACCATCACCAGTCAGAACTATTTTGTTAGTAATATCTTTGAAAAGATAATACTGAGGTATAACTGATCCAAGATCTATCATGGAATCATTTATATCGTATATTTTCATTCGTTGTTCGTGATCAATATTATTAGGATCTACATCTAAAAACTTAAGATCTAATCCCCATTCTTTCTCCATGAACCTTACATATTCGCCATCTTCTGCATTCTCAATAGAGTAAACATCTACATCAGCTCCTAGTTTTCTCAAGAAATAAAGAATGATTGTACTATCTAATCCTCCTGAAAATAATGCAGAGACCTTATATTTTTTAGAAATAAGTCTATCGCTAACGGATTTTTCTAATAAATCATGAATGGATTTATCAGTAGGAATGTTCTTGGTCCAATCAAAATAATCATCGAAGATGGAATAAATTTTATTATCCTTAGTAAATTGATATAATTTATTAGGCATAATCCTTCGAACATCTTCCCATATTGTCCTATCATCGGTATTATATCCCCATTTATTAACTGTACTGATAAATTGTTTATCTATGAGTCCCGATTTGGTTAGT